GGATATCCCTCTTCTGAGTTAGTCCCAAGGTAACTTTGTTCGGTGCGTTAGGAGGATTCACCGCCCGAAGGACAACTCAATACACTCCCGTGTCGTTTTATATCTAGGACTCACGTCTAGCCGTAGGCTAGGCTTTCTTCCCCTTCGCCAGAAGGTCCGCTGGTGTGAGCCCACACTCTGTGAGTGCTCCCATGAGCTTACTCGGGTCACTTGCAATCTCCGGCGAAGCCGCGACGAGGGTCTGAAATCGAGCCAAGCTCGCAGCAATCTCCTTATTCCGCTTCGCGGTCTCCGCGTATTCCTTCGACCGCTCTGCGGCTTTCGTTCCCAGGAAGAGGCAATGGTCGAACCATCCCTCTATCGACTTGTCCCTGTTCTCCTCCGCAAACGTAGTTAGATACTTCAGCGTTGCTGGCGAGGCGAACTCCGAAACCTTCGACTCCTGTAGAACTTTCCAAGTAGGCGTCTCATTCTGTGTCATAGCGTTAGCTCCATTCTGTGCGCCCTGTACAGGTGCTACTTACCCTGTACTTTAATTCACCGTGATAGCGGAAGTATGAGCAGATAATATACAAGCAGTATTAGCTCTGTCGCTATCAGTAGTGCGTAGAGTTTCATCCGTTCTTTCATAAAGCACCTCTACAGGGCGCACCGTTATGACACGGGAGTGTATTCAGTTGTCCCTGTTGGCACAGGTCTTAGCCCGCAACGGTTCGGAGTCATTAGCTTTACCTAATGCCGCAGTCAGACCACACTTGCCAACAGGCATACTAAACAGAACTAGCGAGGTTACAGGCTCCGTCCACTTTCAGTTCCGTCGTACACTAATAGTGTAACGTAACAGACGTAGGGGCCAAAAATCGCAAAGCGCGGCGCGGGCAATGAGGCACCGCGAAAAATTTTTTCCCTTTTCCTAGCTTACTTCGTATGGTTCGGTTAAGGTATGGAATAATTATTCAGCTTTTAAATCTTTGCTCCGTTGCTTTGCAAGCGGTGCTTTGCTTTGCAGGTTAAGTAGCGAAGCTGGAGCCGCTTTAAGAATCCGTCTTAGCTGTGCTTAAATCGTGGTTTTCACTCCATCTAAAGGACTTTTAGTCCTTGACGCTTCGCGTCTAGCTGTGCTAGAGTTGTAGGAATAGCCAGCGCTACGCGCAGGAGCATTTCATAAGTGCCCATAGGGAACACACAAGCCAGGGTTTTTATAAAGATTGAGCAGATTGCACGGATGCGCGTTGCAGGCATTAAGGATGTTCGAATCTGCGATTTGCTTAACATTTCTCAGGGCGGACTCTCAAGGATACTTAATCTGCCTGAATACAAGGACCACGAAGCTGCAATCCTGCAGGGTCACCTGACCCAGATGGACTCGGCTCTAGCCGGGCGAACTAAAGAGATGCATCAGGCATTTGAGTGCGCCGTGCCTGCGGCGATGAGGACATTGGTGGAAGCTGTGACTCAGCGACGTGATTTGCGGGCTGCAATTGACGCTTCCAGAGAGATTCTGGATAGGGATCCCAAACGCACGTTTGCGAAGGCTTCGAGGCAGGATGTCTCGGATCTTCCCGGAACTGTGTTACCAGCCGAAGTGCTGGCCAATGCAGACACGCAGGCGAATGAGTTGATTAAGAAGGCTGCACCTTAACGGAGTTGGGCGGTGAATATACGAAACCTACAAATCGAAGGACTCGACAACCATTCGAGAAGGGACCGTCAAGCACCGCCCATCAAACTTGCCGTGCCTGGCACGCAGCTTGACGGGGGAAAAGAGTTGTCGCGAGCGCGTACTTAGCGCAGGAGCGAAGCGACTAAGCGTTGCGCGAGGTAATGCAAACTTTTAAATTCATCCCGATCCAAGGCTCCACCTCGGAGCGACTAGCAATTCACCGCGTGAATTGTCTCGGTTCCCTCTTCTACTTCGTCCATACAGGGCTACGCCGTCGGCGCTTGACCTTAGCTCTTCATTACCCAGTCTGCCTCACCCTTGAAAAGGAACACATCAAGGATGTAATCGAGATGCCTCGGGACCATTTCAAATCTACCATCGCAAGCGAAGGGCTCCCGATGTGGTGGGCTTTGCCCTTCGCTTCGCGGGATGAGGACTTGCTCCGTTCACACGGCTACCAAGATGAATTCATCCGGTGGATGAAATGGGCTCATGACCCAGAATCGAGGACCCTCCTTGTCAGCGAGAATATTACAAATGCCTCTAAGCTCGGGTCCAGAATACGCTGGCATTTTGAATCGAATGCGCTCTTTAGGACGTTGTTCCCCGAGACCCTTCCCGACACTTCGTGTACCTGGACAGCTCATTCTTTACAAGTTAGGCTCCCGAAGGGAAGCCTTGGTGGAAGCCACGGAGAAGGAACTTTTGACTTCCTTGGTGTTGGTGGAGCCCTTCAATCAAGGCACTACAATCGAGCAATTATTCAGGATGACCTTGTCGGACGTAAGGCTATCGAATCCCAGTCGATAATGGACAAGACCATTGAGTATCATCAACTCCTCCCAGGAGCCTTTGAAGACGAGGACCGGACTCATGAAGGGAATGAGCTTGTTATTGGGAACCGTTGGGGCTACTCTGATCTTAATAGTCATATTCAGGAACACGAGCCCTGGTTTCTTCATACTCGTCACAGTGCCCTTGGCGGTTGCTGTGGCGATCATCCTGACGGTACTCCTATATTCCCCGAGGAATGGTCGGTAGAGAAGTTAGCCAGGAGACGTGAGCGTCTCGGCTCCTATCTCTTCTCCTGTCAGTATCTGAATAACCCCTGTGCCCCCGAGGATGCTGACTTTAAGGAGGAATGGCTCGGTTCATTCAAGCTGGAGTATCCGAAGCATGCTACCTCCAGTACCTCTCCCCTAGACATGAAGATCATTCACTCTGTGAAGGATGGCCTTGTACGGAGTGACATAGGGGTACGCTCCCTCGCCCTGGCGATGACAGTTGATCCTAATCATTCAGGGAATGCAGCGCAGGGACGCTGCCGCCATGCAATCTGCGTTATTGGACAATCCCACGATGGTCATACCTATCTTCTTCATACTTGGGCTCAAGCCTCTGGCTATGACGAGTTCTACAATGAAATCTTCAAGATTGCCATGGAATGGGGAATCCGTAAGATTGGCGTTGAGACAATTGCCGCACAGACTTATGTTGCTCACCACATTAAGCATCTTAATTCTGTTAAACCTTGGCGCTTACGTATTCAGGAACTTAAGGGAGAGGTTGATGCGCCTGATGGCGGGCTTAGTAAGAAGAAAGAGTGGCGTATCCGGTCAATCGTAGCGCCGATGGCGGAGTTCGGGAAGTTGTGGGTCCAGAAGGCGAAGCAGATGTCCTTCATTGATGAGTACATCCGTTTTCCGAAAGGGAAATTTAAGGATCTCCTCGATGCTTTCGCATATGCTCCACAGTGCCTTGGCACCCCGATGGACCCACGACATGCAATGGAATTGCTGGCAAGGAACAGAGAACAGGCTCGGAAGGTTGGGATGCCATACTCTGTATCGGTGAATTGATGAGGCTTTTAGGGCTCTTAATCCTAATTCCAAGCTTACTGCTCTCAGCAGTTGCGCGAGCACAGCTTGGAAGTTCCTTCTCTGTAACCCCTCAGGCGAAGCGCCTTGTTACTTGGGGTCTCTATTCGAGAATCAGGAATCCTATCTACCTCTTCTGGCTACTCTTCCTTCTCGGCACCCTGATGTTAATAGGGAACAAATGGCTCTTCCTCCTCCTCGCTCCCGCAATTCTTATCCAGTCTTGGAGAGCCCATCTTGAAGCTTTGAAGCTTCGGAGGGTTTTTGGGAATGAATATCAACTCTACCGAGAAAGGACATGGTTTTAATGGAACATAAATGTCAGGTAGTCGAACAAAAAGATCCAAGCCAGAAGTTCCCATTCCTTGTAACCTGCACAAAGTGTGGATGGGAGGGCCGCTTTTATAGCAAGGCGCAAGCCGAACAGGAAGCTAATCGTCACCTCCAGATACGCGCAGCGAGTGAACTGGGAGTTTACATCCCGCAGGGAAGGATATGAAGCTACGCTTTTCAGCTTTGCTGTTGTTCCTATTAACTTTACCAAGGCTGCACGCAGCGGATGGGCAGCAGGTCGTCTCGTTCACTGCGAGTGGTGCCAGCACTGTTAGTGTTAAGACTTCAGGGACTGGAATAAACTTCTACTCCATTCAATGGAACATAAGTGGTGGGACTCTTTCCGGTTGTACCGTAGCCCTCGACTCCTCCACTGACGGAGTCAGTTGGAGTGCTGGTGGTGCAATTGCAGGACAGACATGCACCTCGAATGGAATTTCTGCTATTACTCAGGGAACCTTTAATTTCATACGCATTAATGTAACTACGTTTACCATTAATACCGGGACGCCTACCTTGACGGTAACCTGGATAGGCTCAGCGTCCAATGCAATAGGGACTAATGGCTCTAATAACATTTCGGCCGGCATAGCCGCTTGCAATACAACGACGCTTGCAGCAAACGGCGGTCAAAGTGACGCCTGTTATGGTCATGCTGCCGGGAATGCACTGACGAGCGGGAATAGCAATACATTTGTGGGGGACACTGCAGGTGTCCTGGTCTCGACTGGAAGTTCCAATACTTGCGTTGGTTCAGGGACATGCAACAGTATTGTTGGTACAGTAAACAACACCGCAGTTGGACAAGCGGCCCTTAACCATGCCACGACAAACGATAGTACTGCGATTGGGCAAGCTGCTCTAGCATCTAGCACGTGTGCAGGCTCCTGCGGGCTTACAGCGGTGGGTAAAGATTCTCAACAGGGAGGTCTTACTGGCCAATTCAATACCTCCATTGGACAAGATTCCCTTCTGGGAATAAATGGAGCTAGTACCTGTGCAAGCGGAGCTGACACGAACTGGACTGGGAATAACAATACTGGGTTAGGGTACGGAGCAGGTTGTAATATTAGTGGCTCCGCTGCGGACAACACTTTCGCTGGTTTTGAATCCTTTGGCGCTACTACTGCCGTATTCACTGGTAGTGGCAACACTGGTATGGGTTCGAATTCTGGACGAACTTGCGTCTCATGCGCGAATGATACCTTTATCGGTTTCAACGCCGATGCTAGTGCATCTGGGCGAGCGAACTCAATCGCAATCGGTAATGGAGCAAGCGCCACTGCGGATAACTTTGCCTATTTTGGTAACGCCTCCGTTACTGGCTTTAAGATCGGTGTCGGTTTTGGCTTAAGCAAACCGTCTAGCGTTGTATTATGTGGTAACGGGACTAACGGAGATGGAAGCTGTATCTTCCAAGCTGCACAAGTTCAAGCTAGTGCTAACGTAGGCATGTTCGATCCATTTATGGCTTTCTCGTCTTCCGGTGTAGCCGCTTGGACGAATGGAGCGAATTATACTGGTACTCGGGATGTCGGCTTATCCCGCACGGCAGCGGGAGTATTAAGTGTTGGAAACGGTACTGCCTCCGACGTAACTGGAACTATTAAAGCAGGAGCATATAATACGGGGACGAACTGCTCCTCCTCCGCTGCTCCTGCTGTGTGCGGTTCAGCTTGCGCCGGTTCAGTAGTAGTTGCAGCCGGTGCGACTACTGTAACAGTAAACACTACGTGTACCACAGCGAGTAGTCAGATTTTCATCCAACCCGATGCTTCGCTTAATACTAAACTTAGTGTCACGTGTAATACCACAGGTACACTTCTTGATGCCGAAGCTTGGGTATCAGCTCGCACTGGCGGTACAAGTTTTGTTATCACGGTTAATGCAGCCCCGTCGGTTAACCCTGAATGTTTTAGCTACTTTATCGTGAATTGAGGTTTTAGATGGCTAATGATATAAGTTCGATTCCTTGGCGTCTTGATACCGCAGGTGGGAATGGACCAGCTACCGCTGCGAATCCTTATAAATCCCGTGTATTCATCCGGGATTGGTTCTGGTCAAATCAAACTGCGGGTGCTCATCGCCTGATCGTGCAGGATATTAACGGTAAAACTATCATTGACGTAACCTGCGATTCTGCGAACGAGAATTTCAAGGGTTATCGTATTGGTCCCGTTAACGGGCTCCAGCTTATTCAGATAGATAGTGGAGTCCTTGAAATTGCAGTTTAGGTATGCCGAAGAAACTGACAGATTGTGTAGCGAAGGTAAAGGCAAAGAATGCCGCAAGGCAGAAGAAAGTCAACCCCTGGGCGGTCTGTGTAGCCTCGACGGGACTCAAACCGCACAAGAAAAAGAAGGAGAAATAAGATGATTACTTGGATTGAACAATTCGCAATTGCCCTTTTCCCTGCGATTCTTGCTAAGGTGGTCAAGAATCCGTCACACTATGCGGCTATCGTCGCTGATCTAAAGCGTGTAGCTGCTGATATTAATGCTGCTTTCCCAGATACTCCTCCAGCTCAGAGTACCCCCAATTAGGAGGATTTATGGGTTGGCAAATTTTACTTCCTATTGCTTTTAAGTACGGTGTGCCTATAGTGGCTTATATAGCTGGACACATTATAGGGTGGTTCCATCATAAGAAGAAGGTAGGAGCCTAGATGTTAGTTGAGCCAGTTAAACTCCCGCAGAACTCCGAACAGGTAGCTCAGCTTAAGGGCTACCTGCGGAGGCGGATTACTGGCTTGAAAGAGGGCTTGCAGCCACTTCATGAGACTAAGCTCCCGAAGTGGCGCAAAGCGTATGAGTCGGTCCCGCAGGAACCTATTCGTGAGTTTCCTTTTCATAACGCTTCCAACTTAGTTGTTCCCATTATAGCAATCCACTCGGACACCTTACTTGCCCGAGTGATGAGTGCCATCATTAAAACCAGACCACTATGGGTCTGCAAGGTTCTCGGTAACCATCCAGATGCTCCCCTTGATCTTAAGGAATCTCTCGAAGAATTCCTAGCCTTCGTAGGCTTAGAGCCTCAGGAACTGGACCTCTATCGAGTATACCATGAATTCTTCGCCGAAGCGATTAAATTCGGCACGAGCGTGCTGAAGCTCCCTTGGGTACAGGAAGTCGAGGACCAGGTCGAGATGGCAGGTGATGGAAGCGGGAAACCAGTATGGACGAAGAGGACGATGTATGAGGGTCCCAGGCCGGAGAAGTTGGCGTTTGAGGATTTCTATTATCCAGTCAACGCGAAAACCCTTGAGGGCATGGATTTCAAAGCTCACAAAGTTAGACTCCAGAGGCACACCTTGGAGGAGAGGGCCTATCGGGGAATTTACGATAAGGAAGAGACGAAGGTAGTTCTTCAGTCTCCGGACATTACATCGCCGGATAAGAACCAGCAGGATAAGCAGCAGTCTGCTGGAATGTCAACTGAACAGGGTTATCAGGAGTGGCATGTCTATGAATGCTGGTTTCGGTATCGTGTCGGGTCTCGATATTGCCGCCTTATTGTGTGGTTCCATGAACGAACCACAGCTATCTTGCGGGCATATTTTCAGTACTATCCCACCGAACCCTTTGTGTCCGCTCGGCTGTTCTACCGCGATGATATGTACCCAGGGTACGGGTTCTGTGAAACCCTAGGGATGCTTCAGGAGGAAATCTCTCAGATTCACAATAATCGGAGAGATAACTCTACGGTGGCGAACACGAAAGTGTGGAGGGTTTCCCCGGATAGCAAGTTGCATCAAGGATATCAGATATTCCCGAGTGCTATGCTCCCGGCGGAGAAAGATGAAATCGAGCCTCTTGATTCGGGTCAGGTAAGCCCGATGACAATTGATGAGGAGCGGCTTACGCTTGAGTTGGCTGATCGTCGTTCTGGCGTCAGCCCGCCTCAGCAAGGTGCTGGTGCAGGTTTTAACACCAAACGTGGCATCTATACTGCGATGGGCACCTTGAGTATCCTTCAGGAAGGGAATAATAGAACCGACCTGAATATCTCTGATATCCGGTACGCTCATGCTAAGATTGGTAGAATTCTCGCCCAGCAATATGCAGTTTTTGGAGTCGAAGATTCCAAGCTAGCTTCTTTTGGGAAGGATGCCCCTAAGATTAGAGCTGCACTCGATGCGGTTAAAAATGGAACATGGGCAATTCCAATTCAGTCAAGCACTGCTTCGATTAATCGGGAGGTTGAGAAGCAGAATTTCCTGATGCTTACCCAGGTTTTTTCAAGGCACTATCAGATGGTAGCTGGGATTCTCCAAGCAATCTCGAATCCGGCCCTGCCGGAAAACATGCGTAAGTATCTTACGGATACGACTAGGGCCGCCGATCATTTGATGCGTACAGTATCCAAGCTCTTCGACATCGACGAGCCCGATAGAGTCGTACCTGAGCCTGAATTGGGACAAGCGCCTCAGGCGGGAGCGCCCGCTAATGGACAGTCTTCTGGGGGAGGAACTGTCCTACCACCTGGGGCCAGTCCCCTTCTAGCTTCGCTGCTGACACAGCAGGGGAGGGCACAGTAATGGACCTAAGTGATATTCAAGCCAGGAAGATGGAATTCCGGCAATGGTTTCAGCAAGGGAACACGAAGCAGATTATGGAGCTTCTCCGGGATCGGAGAGATAAGTTCCAAAGGCAGCTGGCTAAGGAAGATGAACAGGCAAAAATTTATAGGCTTCAGGGTAGAATCCAGGAACTGGATATTATCCTAAGCCTAGAAAACGATGTAAAGGAGGTCCCCCAAAATGGGATGGTTTCAAAAAACTAAGGGAATGCCGAAGGAACTTGAGGACATGACCGAGGAGCAAATCCTTGAGAAGGTTAAGAAATCAGGTGAATTAGAAACGCAGCTCACCGCTGCACAACAGAAGCAGACTGAGCTGGAAGCTAAGCTTACCACTGAAAGTGGGGAGAGGCAGAAGCTGAAGGATTCGTTGACGGCCTTGGAGGCTAAGGTGACTGCCCCGCCTCCGCCTCCTAATGCTCCGAAGGCTCCCACCTCATTCCTTGAGGATGAAGATGCAGCCTTCAACGAGCGCGTAGCACCTACTCAGGCTATCAGCCTCCATGCTGGAGCAATGGCAGCTAGGCTGAGCTTTGAACAGGCTATCAATGGGGACCGTTCAGAGAACGGTCAAGTAAATCGAGCTCTGTATTACAAGTACGCGGCTGAGGTGCAGGACCTGATGAACAGGGAAGCTCCTGTCCGAAGGATGCTTCCCGAGGTTTGGCAAATGGCCTTCGAGATGGTGCGCGGGAGACATAGTAATGAAATCTATGCGGCTGCGAAGAAAGGGGATAATTCCTTCTTCAGTG